ATCGAGGATACGCGCACGTCACGGAAGGTCGAGCCGGCGTCCCCACTGGGCGCCGCGGCGGACCTCCCCGCGCTCGCGTGGGCCGCGGCGATCCGCGCCGCCTACACGCTCGACGCCACGGACGCGAAACTCGTCGACCTCGCCGATCTCGCGCTGAATGTCGCGCAGAATGCCGCGGAGCTCCCCTCTGTCCGTCTCGCCGCGGCGGGCCGCTTTCAATCCCTGACGAAGCAGCTCGCGGCGCGCATTCGCCCGAAGGCCGACGACCAGCCGGCGGCGCCGCCACGCGCCGTGATCGTGCGCGCCGATCCGCGATCGCTCCTCATTCAATGATCCTCACGGTCCCGCACGATCGGACGCTCTGGCCGACGCTGGGACCTGGCGTGTGCGATTTCATCGAGCAACACCTCGTCTTCGGCCCGGGCGATCTGCGCGGGCAGCCGGCGCGGCTCGATGCCGAAAAGGTCGCGCTCATCTATCGCATGTATGAGGTCTATCCGAAGGATCACCCCTTCGCGCTCCGGCGGCGCTTTAAGCGCGTCGGGCTCTCATTGCGGAAGGGGACCGCAAAGACGGAGCTCGCGGCCTGGCTCGCCGCGTGTGAGCTCCATCCGGCGGCGCCTGTCCGCGGGATCGGCTGGACCGCCGCCGGCGAGCCGATCGGCGGCCCGGTGACCGATCCGTATATCCCGCTCGTCGCCTACACCGAAGAGCAGTCCGAAGACCTCGCCTATACCGCGCTCCGCGTGATCCTCGAGCTCAGCTCACTGCGCGATGATTTCGACATCGGCCTCGAGCGCATCCTCCGCAAGACCGGCGGCGGGAAAGCGGTCGCGCTCGCGGCGGCGCCCGACGCCCGAGACGGCGCGCGCACGACCTTCCAACACTTCGACGAAACGCATCGCTTCACCCTGCCGCGCCTGGTCCGCGCGCATCGCACGATGCTCGCGAACATTCCGAAACGCCGCGCCGCGGATGCGTGGACACTCGAGACGACGACGGCGCCAGAGCCGGGCATGGGATCGGTTGCCGAGGCGACGATGGACTACGCCCAGGCCGTCGAGTCGGGGAAGCTCACGGACGCGCGCCTCTTCTACTTCCACCGCGACGCCTCCGAGGTGCATAACCTTGACGAGCCCGAGGGGCTCCGCGCGGCCATTCTGGAAGCCTCCGGGCCGGCCGCCGAGTGGTCCGACATCGAGGCGATCGCCGCCGCCTGGGAAGACCCGGAAGCCGATCGCGCGTATCTCGAGCGCGTCTGGCTGAATCGCCTGGTCAAGGGCGGGACGCAAGCCTTCGACGTGATCCGCTGGTCGCAGCTCGTGCGGCCCTCGCCGGTCGCGAAGGGCGACGCGATTACGCTCGGGTTTGACGGCGCGATGTTTCACGATGCGACGGGGATCGTCGCGACGCATATCGAGACCGGGTTCCAATGGGTCCCCGGGGTGTGGGAGTGTCCCGCGGGGCTCGTGCAATGGCAGGTCCCCGTCGATGAGGTCGACGCGACGATCCGCGGGCTCTTCAAGGATTATCACGTCTGGCGGCTCTATGCGGATCCGCCCTACTGGCAATCGTGGATCGCGCAGTGGGCCGGCGACCCGGCGCTCGGGCCCGAGAAGGTGATCGCCTGGTGGACGACCCGCCGGCGCGCGATGACTTACGCGCTGAAGAATTTCCAGACCGCGATCCGGAGCGGCGACGTCTCCCACGATGGGGACGCGCGGCTCTCGCGGCATCTGGGCCACAGCCGCCGGCACGATCTCCCAGGCGCGCGCGACGAACAGGGCGATCCCCTCTGGTTAATTAAAAAGGAACGGCCCGACTCTCCGCATAAAATCGACCTCGCGATGGCGGCCGTCTTGAGCTGGGAGGCCAGGACGGATGCGATCGGGGCGGGTGTGCTCAACACGCATCCGCCGAGTTATCAATTTCTCATCGTAGGGGGCACCCCATGAACGACCCGAAACGCCGCGGCCGTCCCCGTCTCGATCCCGCCGGCCCCTCGACGCCGGTCACGCTCAGTATTCCGCCGGCGGAGTATTCCGCGCTCTCGAAGGTCGCCGCGATCCGCCGCGAGTCGATCGGGGACGTGATTCGTCGGAGCATTCGCCGGGATGTCGAGATCACCGCGCGGCGGCCAACCCCGTAAATAATTGTAGGGCGTCCGCCCGTGGCCGCAAGATGTGGCCCAACCGTGGAACGTGCCTATTCCGTCCTCACGATCAAGTCATTCGACCAGGCGAAGCGACTCATCCGCGGCACGGCGACGACGCCGGCGCCCGACCGCGCGAATGACATCCTCGAGCCCCTCGGCGCGCGCTTCGCCGCGGAGATCCCGCTCCTGCTGCATCACCGGAAAGATACGCCCGTCGGCGTCGCGCGCCTGAAACAGCCGACCGCCGCGGGGATCGATTTCGAGGCGGAGCTCCCGATCATCGACGAGCCCGGCCCGGTCAAGGATGAAGTCGATCGCGCCTGGACCTCGATCCTCCACAAGTTGATCCGCGGCGTCTCGATCGGGTTCAAGGCCAACCAGGACGCGATCGAACTGTTAAAGAATGGCGGGGTCCGCTTTCTCGCCTCCGAGATCCTCGAGCTGTCGCTCGTCACCGTTCCGGCGCATCAAGGCGCCACGCTCGCGATCGTGAAAGCGATCGCCCAGGCCGCGCCCGGCCATACACCTACGCCCGCGCCCGGGCGGCTCCCAGAACGAAAGGGTCCGCCCATGGCGACCATTGCAACGCAGATCAAAGATTTTGAAACGACGCGCGATCAGAAATCCGCCCGGATGGTGGAGATCATGCAGTCGGCCAACGACGCCGGCGAGACGCTCAGCGGCGAGGCGCAAACCGAATACGACGGTTTGTCAGGTGAGGTCAAGGACATCAACGCGCATCTGGTCCGGATGCATGACCTCGAGACGCTCGCGATCAAGAACGCGACGCAGGTCACCGACGTGACGAAGACCGGCATCGTGCGCGCCGGCGTCTCGTCCGTGAGTGTCCGCCCGAACGTCCCGAAGGGGACCGCGTTCACGCGCTACGCGATGGCGGTCGCCCGGTTCAACGGGGACAAGTTCGCCGCGATCGAATACTCCAAGCAGTGGCGCGACTCGACGCCGGAAGTCGAGCTGATGCTGAAGGCCGCGGTCGCCCCGGGTACGACCACGGGCGCGACCTGGGCGGCGCCGCTCGTCCCCGTGCAGCAGATGCAGAACGAATTCCTCGAGCTGCTCCGCCCGCGGACGATCATCGGGAACCTGCCCGCCCTGCGGAAGGTCCCCTTCAATGTCTCGGTCCCGGCACAGACCGGCGGCGGGACGTATAGCTGGGTCGGGCAGCAAAAACCCAAGCCCCTGACCGCGCTCGCGTTTGCGACCGTGTCGCTCGGGTTTGCCAAGATCGCCGGGATCGTCGTGATCACTGAAGAGCTCGCGAAGTTCTCGAGCCCCGACGCGGAGCAGACCGTCCGCAACGACATGATCGCCGGCGTCGCCGCGTTCATGGACGCGCAGTTTATCGACCCGGCCGTCGCCGCGGTCGCGACGGTTAACCCGGCGTCAATCACCAACGGCGCCGCGAACTCCGCGAGCGCCGGCACGTCGGGCGACAACGCGAAGACCGACATCAAGACGCTGGTCAAGACGTTCACGACCGCGAATCAGTCGCTCGCGTCCGCCGCGCTGATCATGTCTGAATCGAACGCCTTCGCGCTCGCGACCGCGCTCAACCCGCTCGGGCAGTCGCTCTTCCCTGGGTTCTCGCAGACCGGCGGCGCGATCCTCGGGATCCCCGTCGTCGCCAGCCAGGCGGCCGGAACGAACCTGATCATCGTCGACCAGTCCGGGATCCTCTATGCGGACGATGGGCAGTCGACGGTCGACGTCTCGCGCGAGGCGTCCCTGCAGATGGACTCGGCGCCCGCCTCGCCGGCGGATGCGACGACGGTCCTCGTGTCGCTCTGGCAGCACAACATGATCGGCCTCCGGGTCGAGCGGTTCTGCACCTGGGCGCGCGCCCGCTCGACCGCCGTCGCCTACATCACCGGCGCGGCGTACGTCTAACCAGTCGCCATACCGGGGCGGGCCTCCTTGGCCGGACCCGCCCCGGTGCTCTCGAGGGTCTATGCCGGTTGCGATGCAAGCGATCAAGGTCCACACGCACTACGACCCGACGGGCGTCGAGCTCCTGGTGCATCACCCTGGCGATCGCTACGAGCTCGCGGACAGTAACGGCATGACGGCCGATCAACTCGCCAACGTATTTACACAGCTCGGCGTCGCGTGTCGCCTCGCCGACACGATCGCGAAGACGAAGGCCGATCAACTCGCGCAGATCTTCACGCCTGATGTCGTCCCGGTCGCGAAGAAGAAGGCGCGCGCCTAGTGGCGTTCTGGACCCGTCGCGCCGTGCTCGGGTTGATGACGAAGGCCCTCGGCCTGCTGACGTCGCCCGTGCGGTCGATCGCATCCACACGGACTTCCACCGCGTTGCGCGCGAGATATCCTCTCGGCACGCGGCGACCCTCCACGAAGTCGAATTCCTGCTGGATGTTGTAACCGAGCGTGCGGACGGCGTCCTTCGGAACGCCGGCAGCGGCGATCCGCTGCTGCACGGCCGTCATCGTTTCCGCATTCTGCCGCTGCGCGTCGCGCGGATTGCGGGCGCGCGACTCCACCGATACCGTCACGAAGCTCTGATCGG